TATAGCTTCTCCTGATGACAAAAAGCTAATTACCGAATCATTTAATACCACTGATGTTGATTTTCACCCTCTTATTAAGCAGACGTTTTCTAAAACTTGTCTTAAAGATTATAAATTTGAACATATGAAAGTTATTGGTTACTCTCAGGCTTTGCAGTGTGCTCCTCTTGATGAAACCCTTTCTAATGTTACCTTTGACCCTGTATTTGCCCAATTTTGTGACATTTACCCTGGTTATAAGAAAATTTATGAATGGGCGCAACATGCTCCCTCATCTTTAACTCACGAACGTTTTATGAAATCTTTGAAGAAATGTGATGCTCCTAAAAAGAAACCAGTGGGTTTTAAATTTGATTTGGCCAAAGAATTTACTTACCAAATGTATGCCCCTTATATGTATGGTAAACGTATGGATTCTAATATCACTATTAATCCTCATGCTACCAATGGTTTACCCATTCAGAAAATGAAAGATCCGGTTACTGATGTTCCCCTTGTTACTAAAGGTGCTTTTCTCAAATCTACTATTTTGAAAGAAGAGATGGAACGTAACCATGTACCTGTTTGGCAAACTTTTGGAAAAAAAGAGTACCTACCTGTCGTCGAACTTAATGATAATAAATTACGTACTGTGTTTTGTGGTGAATCTCCTTTTGTTTTTAAACAAAAGATTTTCTTTGATGGACAAGACGAAGCTATGAAAGAGCAGAATGAAAATTTCTACTCTATTTGGTCTCGTTACGGTCATATCAAGCAATACGGTGGTACTAATCGTTTAGCTCGTGCGCACAAATTTTTTTTTAAACATCTTAAAGTTCCTCGTATGCAAACTGCCTCTTGGACTGCCGATGTGTCTGGTTGGGATAGATTACTTCCTATTATGGAAGATATCTATGATCTCCGATATCGTTGGTATATCCAGGATGGTCCTATGACGTCTTTTGAGACTGCTCATTTTGAGTACCTCAAACGTCATGTTTGCTATCAGTATATTGCCCTTCCTGACGGTACAATTGTCCTTCGTGACATAGGTAACGTCTCTGGAAGTGGTAAGACTACAACTGATAATACTATAGGTCATACTATTATAGAGTTCTATTATTTTATTTGTGCCTTTTACGATAAACATGGTAGGTTACCTAAGTATATTGAGATTGTTGCTCATGTTTGCAATTCTTTATATGGTGATGATTCCTTTACTACTATTGATATTCTTTATTGGTCTTGTAGTGATGACGCCTCTGAATCTGGTTTGTCTCACTCACTTAAAGACCTTATGATTAAATATGTTGATGTTTACCAGGAGTTCGGCTTAACTATTAAAATGTCTCAATTTGCTGTATTGCAAGGAGATATTGAAGGCCTTGAATTCTTAGGCGTTACTTTTCGTAATACTCCCAATGGATTTGTTGGAGAGCCTCGTTATTCTAAAGTATGTACAACTATTTGTCAATTTCTTGAAAAAACTAATAAGGAACCTATAGCTTATGCCTCTATTGCTGCTGCTGTTGCTATGCTAACTTTTGGTCTCAGTGATGAGAAAGGTATTTTGCTTTCTTCTTTTGCCAAAGACTATGCTAGATTTTTAGTTCGTCTTTCTGGCTTTGATTTCCCCGAGAGTATTCGGCTTGAATTGTGTAAGATTGCGAGCGGATTGTACAAGCCTCGAAAAATTTCCTTGGGTTTGGAATCAGCACACTTTGATAACTTTTCTTTTTTTTTAGTTAATCAGAGTAACTGTCCGCGGGTAAGGGTGGGTTTTAAAAGAGATATGTATAATATTTCTTGTGATAAAAATGTTAATGCTACTATAACTGCTGCGGCTCGCAGCAAGTTTAGTTCTTATAATAATTTTGATTCAAATTTCAACTTTGTTGGTTCTTTGGGTGAATTTTGTGCTATACACAAACTTCCTTTACCAGCGTATGAATTTTGGTCCTCTGGACCTCATCATGCACTGTCTTGGGATTGTCGTGTGACTATTGCAGGTTTTTCTCCTTACCTAATGCGTGCTTCTGGCTCTAATAATAAACATGATGCTAAAAATAAAGCCGCTTGGGCTATGTGCCGTATATTGGCAGGTTTTTCTCCTGATGATGCACTTTCACACCCAGTTTCCAACGTCCCTAAATCTGATGATGACTATGATATTAATTACATTAATGCACTTTGTGCTCGTATTGGTACCACAGTTATTACCCCCCCCCCTCCTACTATAGCTAAAGTCTCTACTCCGATTGTTAGCTACCCTTCCCCTGTTCCTATTGGTTATACTAATTACCAAGCTTCTGCGTATGATAATGCTGGTTCAGAATATGATTATGGTCGTTCTCCTGTTCCTACTCCTTATCCTGTTCCTCCTATTGTACCTACTCCTATTCCTTCAGCTCCTAGCGAGGATAATAGGATTGCTCGTATGACGTTAACCAGAGATCAATTTAAGTTCGCTAGGTCTTTTGTCAAACTGATTAGAGAAAACTTTTCTCAATATAACAGTCCTGCTCAGCTTTCTTTCCTCTTTACCGAGGATGAACCTACTGCTGCTGCAAGGATTGCTACTATGTTTAAAGAAGGTTCCTTTAATCCTTATGGTAATGGCCAAACGTCTTCTACTGACCATATTAATTTGTTCCGCCTAAATTTTGATAATTTATCTGACGGTACAATTAAAATTTATTCAACTGTTCAATATGACGATACCTTTCCTTCAACTATGGTTGGAATTGGTCCTGATGTTGCTTCAGCTTTTGACGAATGGACTTTACAGTTACAGTATAAGTTAGCCATTTGGTCTCCTTCTCCTGCTTCTAATTTACTATCTGCTATTCAAACCTTGCCTCCTATACCTGGCCCTTTAGCCCCTTTGTGGACTAAGGATGCGAATCATCTTTTTAAGAGAATTCTTGAAGGTTCTTTCAATCCATATGGTAACGGTCAAACTACGTGTCCCCATAATTGCTCCGAGATTGTATCTAATAATACTTCTCGCGTTGTGCCTGATATATCTTCGGCTAAGCGATTCGTCGCTATTTCCAAGCCAACCTATATCACTAATGATGACTTGTCTGTTTCGGCTGTTACTATCATATCTATTGATGGAGCTAATCCCCAGGCATATGTGAGTTCTGGTGCTTCCGGACCCTCTGAGGCCTTTGGTAATTTTATTAGCGATATGTATAATTTAGTACTTGCTTGGGAACCTCCCTCCTCATTGTTTACTTTGGTTAAATTGCTTAGGTCTTCTCCTGCTCCTCCTCTTGATCATCCTTTATATTTTATTTGGTCTTCTTCTCTTGATCATACTGTAGGTATGATATTAGAGGGATCTTTTAATCCTTATGGTAATGGTCAACCACCTTTAACTAAGCAGCAGTATTTTGCACGAAATAAGGTCGCTTTTGATGCTCTTAAACTTAAACCTGCCGAGCGATTGGCGCGTTATCAAGCTTACAGAGATAAGAAAAACGGTCCTATGAAACCATTGAATACTGTTAAACAAGATGCTCATAATAAGATTGCTCCTACTAGGAAACAAGCTGATAAAGCTATGCGCAATCAGATTAGAACTACAAATGTTGCTACACCTGCTATTTATAAAGCAGCTGTTGCACGTAACTCTTTATCTGCTTGTGCTAATATGTATTATGCTTCCTTAGTTTGTCCTTTTTTTAAACTTGATGAGTCTTGTATGCCTTTATTAAAGTCTTTGAAGTTGGATGCTTATATGGATGAAAATCCTTGCATACCCACCATGCCTAATGTCAAAAGTAGAAAATTTTCTTCTTTTGCTCGTGGTGAATTCCAAACATCTACTGTTGGTACTCTTGGTCAAGCTTTTATTGCTTTTTCTCCTCGTCGTCTAGCTAATGATGGTCCTACTAATGTTTATAATGTCTGTCCCATTTATTGCTCAAGTGCTTCTTGGAATCCTACTCCTACAACAGGCGCTCCTTACCCCAATCTAGATGCTAATGTGGCATGTGATACTGGTGTTAGTGGTTTTAACGATAATACCGACTACTCCAGTTCACAGCTTCCTTTAGTTTCTGGTAGAGGGATAAAGTATCGAGTTGTTGCTGCTGGACTTAGAATTCGTTATATTGGTACTGAACAAAATCGTGCTGGCATAATTCATGGTACTATCACTCCTAACCATGACACGTTATATTTTGGAACTGTTGCTTCTCTTGGTCTTTTAGAAACTTATTTTCGTGCTCCTGTTACTCGTGATTGGGTTCAAGTCTGTCATACTCCAGTTAGTGAAGATGATTTTACTTACTTCCCTGATCTTATTCAAAATCCTGGTTATTTCGGTACTGTTTACTCTACTGCATCTTTTCAGCATTGTATGGGTTTTCAGATTACTGATTGTCCTAATGGTTCATTTGAATGGGAGGTTGTTATTCATCGTGAGGTGGTTGGCGCTGAGGTTCGTGGTCTTACACCTACCCCTGTTGATACCCCTGGTTTGTCTGCTGTGCTTAATGTTGCTACTCCTTCTGTTGTTCCTGAGATTAATAAACTTTCTAAGGATGGGAAAGATTTAGGCTCCCTACTTATTAATGGTATAGAAGCTGTTTCTGGCTTGGTTACCAATGTAGGTAAAGTTGCTGCGCTTTTCTGAAATTTAAAATTTAAAATAAAAATAAATAAATAAAAATAAAA